CCAAGCGCTACACCTCGCTGGAAGCGGCCCAAAAGGCTGCACTGAAGGCACGTGAGATCAAGGGAGACGATGATGACCGCTGAAGAACTGCGCAAGTTTGTGGATCAACTGGGGGTACCCCGTGGACAACTATCGGAGTACCTTGGTGTGGACTACCGCACCATGTCGCGTTGGCTCAGTGGTCAGACCCCGGTACCTCGGATGATGGAACTACTGGTCAATGCAAAGGCGATTCGTGTGAAGTACATCACGGAGACTGTGGTACGTAAAAAAATTGCTTGACACCATGCGTAATTGGTGTAGGATACGTGTACGCAAGAAAGGAGAATGCGATGAACACAGAGCCCAGCAAATTCAACAAGTGGATGTATCTCTTGGCAGTTGTTGCCTTGATCGTAGTGAGCCTTGATCTTTTTGTGTGGAGACCATGAGGAAAAAGAGTAAGTATCGCCCCAAGGGCGTGATCCTCGATCCGATCAACCATGTCCTGAGTGGCATCAAGCGGGTTGGATCGATCAGCGCGGGCACAGACCTGATGATCAGGAATCACAGCAGTCTGGATGCCGTGCGCCGGGGAGAAGCCACGAGGGACGATATCGATGTTCTGATCGCTGCGCTGAACATGACTGAGGCCTTGGCCTTGATGCGCATCGGTGAGGACTGGAAGGTTGAGATTCGGGCCGCGCAAGACGCTCTTTTCGCCGTGGGAAGCAGGGGAGCGGAGACTGGCAAGTTTATTTTGCGTGGACCCGAACTCAAATCCTTGAATCTTGGGATGGAGATTCATGACGCTCAGTTGGAAGTATGCACTGTAGCAGAACTGGAACGGGCCATGGACTTGGTTCACAAGACGATTGTTTCCAACAAGGCAAGACCGATTGTTTCAAGAAAGGAGAACCATGGAACAAAAACGCCTGACTGAAGAAGAACTCAAACGCTGGTGGCCGTTTGATCGCTTGGACCCCAAGCGCTTTCCATTGCCAACCAAACAACCCGCTTATCCAACTGACGCAGAGGACGCACCGCTATGAGCCAACCTATCGCAACCAAAACGCTGAAGATGATTCAGTACTTCAAAGACCATCCCACTGCGGATGTCAAAAAGGTCGCTGCCAAATTCAAGACGGCGCTACCAAAGACCTACATGATTCGCAAACGCGCACGTGAAGAGTCGTGGCAGCCGCCTGAGATTCTGCCCGTGCCGGAGGTCAAGGAGATGCCCATCACCATGGTGGACGAGGTCCTCGATCAGCGGGCCGTGGACTACGGCGCTTTCAAAGACGGCGCTGCGCTCATGCAGGGCATGAAACGCCTGCTGGCTGACCATGCTCAGAAACACAGCAAGACCTTCGCTGATGATCAGTGGGAAGCGCTTGAGATGATCGTGCACAAGATTGGCCGCATCGTGAATGGCAACCCTGACAAGGTGGACCACTGGACCGACATCGCTGGCTACGCCAAGTTGGTGGCGGATCGTTTGGAAGGGAGAGTGCGATGAGCGAACTGTTCCCATTCATCGTTGTTGGCTGGATCGTCCTTGCGTGGTTCACGCACGTGGTGACCTGCATCAAGACGGCTTCTTGGATTTTCCTGCTGGCCGGGGCGGTGTTCTTTCCCGTGGGCTGTGTCCATGGCACAGGCATCTGGTTCGGGTGGTTCTGATGAAGCCTGAACCGATCAAGGTTGCAGCAGGAGATGCGCAGAAAATGGTCATGGCCTATCTGCGCATGGTCAATTACGTCCCGCAGCGGACCAGCGAGATATCCAAGGCGCTGAACATCCACTCGTCCTGCATCCGCAGGGCGGGGCTGTTTCTGGCCAGCCATGGAAAGATCAGGGCTGATCTGGTGCCGGGGCGCGGCAAGGGCGAATACATGTTCACCCTTGAGCAGTTGGACCTCTTTGATGACCACAAGGAGGAGCCCAAACGATCCATCTGGCAACGCATCAAGGAGTTGTTCAAGTGAGCCCACTCATCCGTGAATATGTTGGCTATGTGCCGTTCAACCCAGTCGAATACGTCTGGATTGATTTTGCAAGTGGACCGATGCCCACGGATGAGAGCGCCAAGGCTCTCAGTGAGAAGTTGCGGGCGTTTCCGTATGGCTTGAAAAACACTGTGGTCAACGATTGGCCACTTCCATTTGAAAAAACCTGCTTGTTGTTGCCTGTCACCACCCGGGGTTCTACCCAGCGCCAAGGAGTGATGATTGTTACGTTGGAGAGGCAAAACGGCAGGATGATATTTCAGTTGTGGACCAACGCCGAAAAAGATCGCGGCAGCATCTTGATCACCACAACGGACACGTTTGATAGCGAATCCGTGCATGCTCGGGTATCAAGCCGATACGCTGACAAGATGAAGAAATCTTTGGCGGAGTGCGCGAGCCACGGGCGACAAGTCTTGACCGTGGCTTTGCGCCGAATTGTTGCTTTGGCATTGCTAGGTGACTCTGATGCCGTGGCAGCCAAGCCTTCTTTCAAGGGCAGCGAATTCCTCAATAAGAAGCGCATCAAAAAGGGCAAACGCCCGTTCTTTGAGTGGACCACCATCGAGGTCAAGCCCGTAGCGCCGTCAGAACCTCAAGGGGGCACACACGCCAGCCCTAAGCCGCACATGCGGCGCGGTCATGTGCGCAGGTTGAAGAGTGGGAAGATCGTGACGATCAAAAGCATGATCATCAACAAACACAAAATGCCCGAAGAAGGCTTCGTGTTCCATGACTACGTCATGGGAGCAGCAGCCACTCCCTGATCGAGTCCACTGCCTCCCAGAACAATTCTGGGTAGGATTTTTGGCCGTCTTGGGGCTCCAGCAGGAACTCCAGACGGCCTTTACACATGGTGATTTTCACTTTGCCTCTCCCCAAGACGGTCCCACTTCCACATCGCAGCGGCTGGGGACCTCCAGACGCACTGCCTCGGCCATGATATGGGCAGCGGCCCGTGCTTCTTCGACATTGCTGACCGACAGCGCCACCTCATCGTGAACCTGAAGGATAGGCGTGAAGCCGTTCTTTGCCAAGGCCACCATGGCCGCCTTTGTCTGGTCTGCCGCAGAACCCTGAATCAGGCGGTTCAGGCCCTTGTAGGTGCCCGCCCGCTTGATCCGTTGGCCGTATTCAATGACGGCCTGTTCCCGTGGTAGCGCCTTGTTGACGCCCCACTCCATCGGTTCCCACAGCGGGAAGCGGCACTTGCGGCCCAGGAGGGTGCGGATCGCCCCGCCGCTGGCCGGATGCTCGATGCGCTTCATCACGGCGTTCACGGTGCCCTTGAGGAAGGGGACGTTCTTGTGGAAGCTGTCGATCAGCTCAGAGGCCTCATCCACGCTCAAATCCAGCTGCCCTGCGAGCTTATTTTTGCCCATCCCATACATGAGCCCCAACCCGATCGTTTTGGCGGGCTTACGCTTGATCCCGGCCATGTCTGCGACCATCTGGTGGAAGTCGGTGTTCGGGTCGTTGCGGTAGGCGTCAACCATGGTGTCCGCCCCGGGCAGGCCCAAGAGGCTGGCGTAGTGGACCAGGAGGCGTGGTTCCTGGGAGCTGAAGTCGTTGGACGCCCAGAGCTCCCCGTCCTCCGGCAGGAACAAACCCCTGACCATGGGGCCGATGATTTCATGACGAGCCGGGACCTGCTGCAGGTTGGGGTTGGCCATGGACAGGCGACCGGTCACCGTGCCGCCGTCATCTGAGCGCATCTGGTTGACGTGGGGATGGATCCGTCCAGTCTTGGCGCTGAAGTCCATGTAAGGCTGCAGAAAGGTGCTGTGTGTCTTGTTGACCTCCCGGGCCTCCACGATCATCTTGGCCAATGGGTGGTCGCAGGAATCCAGGAAGCCCTTGGTGAAGCTCGGCAGGCCGTTGGTCGTCTTGCTGTAGCCGATCCCCAGGCGGTCAAAGGCCACGGCAATCGATTGTGCGGCCCAGACATCGACAGGGGTCCCCACCTGACTCTTCATCTGCTGCAGCAGTTCCTTCTCACGCTTTCGCATGTTGTCAATTAACTCTGCACATTTTTCCCGGTCAAAGCGAATGCCGACCCGGGTCATGTTCAGGAGTACAGGGAATACTTCTGTTTCCAGATTGAAGACGTGTTCGACATCTTCTATACGCATTTTGGCCTTGAAGTTCTGCCACAGCTTCAGCGTGAGCGCCGCATCCTGCTCAGCGTATTCCCCGACATACATCGCCGGGAGCTTCCAGAGCTCCTTTTTAGGGTGGACACCGAAATCGGCTGCGGCCTGCTTGAGGCCCTGCTCACTCTTGACTTCCTGGAGGTAGTCGAAACCGAGGGCGTTGAGGCTGTAGCTGAATCGGTTTTCGTCGAGTATGGGGGCAGCAAGCATAGTATCGTAGATGCGTCCGTTGACGGTGAATCCACTCGCACCCAACCACCCGGCATCATAGGCGGCGTTGTGCATGATCTTGTCGCAAGGGAGGGCGAGGACGTCCCGTATCCAGCGTTCAACAAGGCGTTTATCAAGGTTACCCCCACCGCCATGAGCCACAGGAA